GCGTTGTCTTTTGAATGGTGTAACTTAACCATATACAAACAAGCAAACAACAATCACAAGACGACTAGTAGAACAGACTGAAGTACAACTTTGAAGGACAACGGGCCCGCTATCAAGCGGTGTTCTATGAAGGAGCCTTCCCCTTTGAAGATTTACGCAAACCACCTCCCAGTCTGGGGGGGATTGGCTGCACGCGACGAAGAACCAGAATGTCTCTCATCATTAGCAACGCCATATCTCTCTCCCTTGGTTTCAGTAGGTTCGATGAATCGAGTGATAGCCGGATAACGTCTAGAAAGACGCCCCAGGGCCTCACCAAGCTCTCTTTCCTCATTTGCCACGGTTAAAACGTTGGCTGAATAGGGCAACACATATACGTCAATATAGGAGGTCGCAGACGCATAGTTGGCCCCAATCACAAAATTGATGGTAGCACCCTTTGGGACGGGTTGCCCAGCTACACCATTGTTATAAATCCCGCTAAACGACTGCAACGTCGGGCTCGTCCCCGTGGTCACGTATTGCTGGCCCTTATCAAAACCAGTATTGTCAGACCATACGGTGGCGGGACTAAAATTCGTGGCACTCCCTTTGGCGATATTCCCTGTGGCAGTAAATGCCGCCCCGGAATAATTAATAATCACCAAATAAACACTTGGTTTGGTAGCAGTCAATTGGAAAGTATTACTACTAACATAGGCCAGGGAAGTATTCCCTCCACTCCCCGTTACAGCAACAGGCGTGGTATAAGTCGTAGCCCCAGTTTGAGTAAACTGAAAATGATCAATAGAAGCCACGTCCGACAAAGATGTCAATCGAGGTTTAGACAACTTTATATGGTACGTGACCCACAACTCTCCAATAACTACTCCATTTGCTTGCTGACCTACAGTTGCAATCTGGAAATTCCCAAGGTCATAAAACCGAGAATCTTGTCCAGAAGGCACAGCAGATATACGAGTATACAAATTACTCAAAACGTTCTTGCCAGGAGCACACTCAATAGGATGGAGCATATTTCCGGCTGAAGAGCAAGAGGTAGCAAACTCATAATCTTCCATTTGCTGCTTGGATACAAACAACGGGTCATCGACATCATAGTTGGTGGCCATAATCACTGTCCCCAATGCATTATTGGTACTAGCGATAGCAGAGCCTGAAGTCGACTTGTACTGAAACAATATCCCCAAAGGTGTCCATTCCTCAAAGTTTGCAACCAAACTAGACAGCCAAGGAAAAGTTCCAACCAGCCCTGGATTTATCGCATAATTGGAAACGGTAAAATTGATAGTACTGGATACATCGGTCAAAAACTCACGTTTGGTTATAGTTATCGACCCATCTCCTCCATTGACCAACGGGGGCCCAGTGTCGGTTAGGAGTGTATTCTGCTTAGTTCGATACGCCCCCAGCCCCACAAGGCCACCCAAAGCATTTCCAGCAACGCCTCCAAGCCAGGACCCAGCCTTTGAAAAGACGTCTCCTAAGAAACCCCCTTTACCTTTAACTCCGGGCTGTCTAACAACTACCGTCTGGTTTTTGGCAGTCAATTTGCCACGGAGTTTGGCTTTGGGTCTTGGTTTACTGGCTTTCTTTTTTCCTTTTGGCCCAGGATTAGGGTGAATGCCTTCATTTGTGAGATCCTTAACCCAGGCATCCCCGATATGAGGCGCAGATCGTAAAGGTTTTACCCCTGACGCTACACACTCATCTCGCATTTGCCTGTCACAAGTGGGACACTCACAATGAACGTATTTCCCTTTTTCCATAGCAACTATACACTTGATTGAAAAGATGCCCTTATAGGGAACACAAGCTCCATGAGGGCAATACCCTTCAGGCAACATCGAATAACGAAGAGGTCGCCCACTTCGGGCATCAGTCAACAAATCTCGAAATTTGACAACCTTCCCATTGACATTATGAACCAGCATACACCCGAAATCCATATCCATATGGTAAATGGTATCACCGAGAGTGCGCTGGTCCAAAAACTTCCCAGCATCAGCTAACAGCTTCGTCAAATTCCGATTAGGCTCAACGGGCTGAAAACTGGCGGCTCTACAATAAGAAGTGAGAGCGCATAAAGCTGGCATCTCCATATTCCAAAAGTAAAGGTTGTCAGGGCCTGGGATAAAAACTCCACGAGGCCAATCCAAATAATTCTTGACTATTTCATCCAAATATTTGTGTGGCAAAACATCTGAGACTAACATCTCAGCTTGAGCCAACGGGTCAGGAACCGATTGATTCGAACGAAGGCGGTTCAAACCTTCGAATGCTGTCGATTGCTTCAAAGAGTCGCGACAACCACGACTCACTTCCTGTTCAGCATTTAGTGCTTGATAAAACCGATCTAAATCAGCTTTCCAGCTCTCTGAATGGTGAACTACTCCCTGCGAATCCTGCGGACTAGGGATGGCCCTGGTATTGGGCTCTGGCACTGGTACACGTTGTGTCATGTTTCATAGTGTTGCGGGTTAGCCCCGCCACCCACAACTCTTGGTATGTGGCACGTTTTTCTCTGGAGGTCTTTAGGTGTCTCTTAACCGCCATCTTTGTCAACGCACTTAATCATGGCATTCCTGTGCGACCTTCAATTGGTAAGGCACAGAGCTAAGGTTCCGATGTGCCGTTGTCTTTTGGTGGGTGTAACTTAACCCTCAACGATCAAACTAAATCAATTTTTCCCGTTCCAGCATGATGTCAACAAAAGGGTGTGTGGCTATAGCCGGTCCCCCTTGATACTGCCCCATAAATTCACGGAAGGTCTGTTCATCCCTCTCAGTCAAACCATACCTCTCCATGAACCATACATAGGTAGCAGGAACCGGTGCGAGCATAACTCGATCAAGCCCGCTAGTCAATTCCCAATCCTTTGCCTCAGGTCTTCTATCAAACTTCACAGCAGCAATTTCAAGTATGCGCTCCAAATACACTCTAACAAATGGAACGTGTGAGCAATCGAGCAACATTGAATAAGCTTTCTCTGCAAAGTCAACCTTGACATTTAAATCAATGGCAAAAGGGAATCGTGCAAAGAACCTGCCAGGCGGCGTTGCCAATACAGGTCCCAAGTTGGATGGATATACAAATTTGCTACAGAACTCTACAGAGTACAAATCCATAACAAACTTGGGTTTCGCTTTCCAAGCTAATCGCGCCAAATAGGAGTCAAAAGGGACATCTCGCATTTCTCGAGGCCCACAGACTACTATATCATCCCCAAGTACAACAAACTTGAACCCCATAGTAGCCAAATTTCCAGGCATAACTTTGAAATGCTCACAAACGCACCACATGTGAGCAGCCAAATTGAGGATTGAATTGTGGACACTGGTGTTGTCGTCTCCGCTTCTCCGCTGCCCGGCAAAAGCATAGCGGTGCGAACCTACCATGGTAATTGCTCGAGTAACTGCTTGAGCAGCTATACCTTGGCGTTGTTCATGAGTCAGATGAGGCATGGTAAGTGTCCACGCAATCATTACATTTATCAACTCAGGCAACAAGGACCGATCGAATCGGCTGACATCACCTACATAATAACAAGCATATCCGACAAAAATAGGTGTCAGCGACAGCGTATTGTAACCCGATGCGTAAATCATAAGACTACCTCCGCTCCAAAGATCACAAAGCCACTTCGCCAAACACCAAAACAAAGGTCCTAAGACACAATGCCATTGTCTATCAACAGTTGCAATCATACGAGGAGCTACTTCCTCCTCACCACAAACCCCGCAATCCCCAATCTTGACTTCTTTCTTAACAAACGTGTCACAGCGAAGACCCCGAGGATCTGCCCCTTCAGATTGCATGATAATGCGTGCGCGTGCATTGGCTAAGCGCGTTGCAGATGGAAATCTAGCATCCCATGCGGTCTCCGCCTCTGCATGGTCAGAGAATATCTGACATACCACACAATTAGGCAGCGGCAAGACAACGACAAGAAAAGTAGTCAAAAAGTCAACAAATGATTTCAAAGCATTCGGGTCGGCTTGGAGAGGATTTTGAAATGTTCTACGAACAACCCCGGAATATGCGGTCCATCCGGAGTTGTCGTTAACAACAGGCAAACATTTCAACGCCAAAGCCAGCGCACCATGTTGTATGCGCTGGCGATTCCTAACCCCCTCAAGTCGCCCTGGCTTGATCGGCAAATCAGGCACAATCTCGCATCGAATTTCCCAGTGGTACAACAACAAAACACCATGCAACATGGGTACGTCACCTGCCCATGAACAATGCTTTGTATTATAATGCTGAGAAACGAGATCTAGATAATTGGTGATATTCTTGATTACCACCAATGCCATCAAATTTGCCAAAACAAATAAGAGTATAAAGATAACCCAATCTGGGACATACCATCCGGGGTGACACAGAATGTCAGGTACTCCAACCCAGACCCAAAACGCATAGAAACTTGATCTTGCGATAGTCTGTAGGACATAATTATTATACCCGGCCAAAATGTACGAACCCAAATAGGCAGGAAAAATCAACATATTCGCCCAAACCGTTATACACAGATTGAACAAAGACGTTTTGTCGATATCCCACCAATCCAAAGGTGATCTTAAACAACTCTCATAAAACAAACCAACTACTAAGAAATAACCCCCGAAAATAAGCAAAGACAAAAGAATCATCCAAAACGCTATACAGTAAACCCAAGCTTCCATAGAATATTTCTTGGCACTCTTGAACCACTTTCTAAAAGTTGGCACAATCAGATAGGCAGGCCAAAAAGCATACCACGGTTTGGGACCATCCCAGGACTTGGCAGTTGCAAATTCTTCCTCATAATTTGGGAACATTCCAACTACCGCCAGCCGAGATTCAATTCTGTACCGCGCTGCAAGTTGCCAACCAATGGCGGCGGCATAATACTGGGATTCTAACAAGATGTCTACTTCCTTGGTGGTGAAGTATTGGTGCGCACGCTTAGACGCGGCCATCGCCTGCGAAAAAGATGCTTCTCTTGCTATTCCTTCCAGGGTAGCTCCCGCCAACTGTGAGGCAACTTCTACAACTGCTCTGCGATTAACTCGAACAGCCTTGGTGACATATAAATCGTCTTCCACAACTTGAATACTAACCACGTCATATGTAAACTCCTCAACAGAATGATGAGGCTGCAACACTCCCTCCTTCCGCTCTTCTTCGGGCTTCTTATCACCCTTAGATTTCCTCTCCTCAGACTTCTTATCATCCCCGGGCTTGTGGGACCCAGAAGGAGGGAACGAGCTTTGACGGCATACGCATTGCAACTTGCCACAAACTCTACAAAGTAGAGAGGCGGCTTGAGTATTTGAATCACTTGACGGGCTTTGAGAGTTTGAGGCTCTCACGCTCTGCGAACCGTCTGCTACGCCGGCTAGAGCTGGTCCTACTGCCCCGCTTTCGGACCTGGCACTTGAATCAGTAATCGACATTTTCATAGGTTTAAAGAAAATGATTGTATCAAGGTGGGGGGTGGAAGACTGATGCGTTGGCGCAAGTCAACAACCACGTTCCCATCGAGCTAACACCAAAGGCTCAACCTTTGACAATTAGGCAAACTCTCC